ATTCACCATTGAATCTGTTTCTTCTTTCTTCTGTTCTATCATCTGTATTTGTTTTCATGTCCTTGATCATATAGGATAGATCAATCATTGTCAATAGTTGTTATTGTTTTATATGTTTGACCTTGTTTATAACCCATATCGTAAGTATGGGTTGTAATCTTAATCGGTGTTTCGCTCGGTTTTTTAACCGGCCGGATATTTATCATTTCATTTAAGAAATGACTTATGAAACCAAACAAACAACTTTGATTACAAAAGTAATTCCATACATTAGGTTGCTCATTAGGATAATTTATTTTAATCTTCCTAGTTCTTAAAACTTTATTTGTCCCTGTTCCTCGGACCCTTGATTGTGTTTCAACCTTATGGCAATTCGGACTGTGACACCAATTATAATTACTCATAATATACTGTCCTTTTTTGTTTCAGTTCCATCTGCATTAATTTCAAATTGATTATCTTTAACTCTCAACTCTCCAATACATTTAGCATGACTAGCCAAAACTTTTTCAAGTGTTGCTATTCTTTTTTCTAACTTGTCAATTACTTTTTTATCCATGCTTTGGCAATCCCTCTAACATTGATATAAATCCACCAAACAAAATTACTAAGCCTAAAATAAAATGTTGTGAATGCAATGCTGTAATTATTCCTAACATTGATAAAATCAATCCGGTTAAAATCATTAATAATCGTCCTATCATTATGCCGCCTTTACAGAATAATTAACTGCTGTTCTAGGGTGTTTTGCGTCAATGTCCCAAAAGTTATAACAAGGATTTCCTTTTTGATCTATCCATTGTCTTGATTTAAAATTGTCGTGTTCGTCAACTCCTCTACAAGTTGCGAATTTATTTCTCGATTTCATAAACCAAGAAAAGTATTTTATTTGTTTTGTCATCTGTATTTCTTCTTTCTGTTAATGACCTATCCTATCATTAATAGGATAGGTCTGTCAACTATTAATTTATATCTTTATATGCGTACTCCTCTTGTTGTTGCTCGTACATCAATCTCTCAGCTATTTTCTCAGCTCTCGTTTTTTCTTTCTTGTTCTTCATTCCTTTTATTCTATCAGCTAGATTTTTAGGATTGTAGATTGTTAGACCAGTTGAATTTGTCCTAACAATTTCAGCGTCAGTAATTGCCAGTCCTAATTCATTTGATAACTCAATTGCCTCGTCTAAATATTTATATCCTTTTAAACCGATCTTAATTTCTTTCATTTGGTTTAAAATAGATTTAATCCATTTCTCATGAGACATAACAAATTGCTCTTTTTGTTTCTTCCAATCAATCAACATCATGAACTCTTGTTCAGTACAAGCAATAGAACGATCTCTACAATAATCACTACCAATTAAATCTAATTGATATTTCTCATTCCAAATTTTGCCATATCCTTGATCGTCCTCATTAGCTCGAAGATATTTATTATTTGCGTCTTGAAATTTAGTTAAATGTGGATTGCTACTCTTGCCATCTTGTTCGATATTTATATCAGCGTTGCAACCCTCCTGAGCATTTATCTCGTCTCGATATAATGCATAGCCATAAGAATTATCATTTGCATAAGAATTATTGCTCTCAGTATCAAAGCTACCATTTAACCTAAAGTCAAAATGTTTTTCTATCGTTGCGTCCTCAATTTGTGGATTGTTGTCATAGTCTCTTGTTTCTTTTTTACCCATATAATGAAAATGGAAACAACTGTCCTTTGCGATAGTACTTACATTCTTATGCTTATTCTGTAAATATCTTGCCATTTCAACATCTTCATCAGTATAATGTCGTCTCACAATTTTTTCTGCAATCTTCCACGCATTATCGTTTATGTCAATTTGATCTGCTTTCAAACTGTCATACTTTTGTTTTTCAACAGTATCCTCTTGCTCTAAATGAACTCTCATTCTGTTAGCAATCTTATTTCGATACTCTTGGTTTAGTCTTATTCTACTCATTTTGTCCTCTTTCTATTTGCTCTTTTACTTTCTTAATTTCAGAAAGTATATGGATTTGCATTTCTTGTAAAGCAAATAATTTGCCATATAGGTTTGCAGTTCTTGACGCATTATTAATTATATTAGCGTGTTCGAACATTTCATCTGCTATTGTTTTATTTTGCATTTTATTTCTCCTTTATTAATTTTGTATTTTTAACACTTGACAAACCCTTTGTCAAGCATTATGTTGGATATACCTATAGAGCTATTGGTTTGACCCCGATGTTATCTATAGGGGGACAACTTCTGGTTGTGAAGTACTTTAAGCTTGCTTCAAATTACCAACAGCCAGAACTGATCCCTGATCCAATTGTCTAGGGGAGCATGATACCCGAATATCGCCTAGCATTGCTAGTTGGCAATTGGATCTGGGATCAGCACGGAACTAGAGATATCTAGTAGCAATAGGTTAGACGGCTCACGCGGTCTAATATTGCCTGATCCCTGATCCATTGTGTTCTATAGCTAGACGTAATGATGTTGTACAAGTCGCAATGGATCTGGGATCAGTGGGAAATAGGAAACGTCCTATGCGAAATGCTAGCACTTTCCTACTGATCCCTGATCCAATAGGCTGGAATGGGTTTGTTAATAGTGCGTACGGCTATTGAGTACTTAACTGTTGGATCTGGGATCAGATGTTGATCACTGCGGGATATAAACCGCTATAGTACAGGTCGCGATCGATAAACACGATGGCTACAAAACTAGAATGCGTAGTCCGCCTGAACGGGACAACAACTGATCCCTGATCCATGTGTTAGCAGATGCGCAAGGGATACCCTTTTACTACATGGATCTGGGATCAGTATAGCGTACCTGAATGAGCATAAAGTAGGATTTATTATTATTCATAACCTATACTGATCCAAAAATATGAAAGGAAAAAATATGAAAAAAGTAGATATAGTAGATTGCGTAAAACAAATCATTGCGATCAATAAAGAATTAGAAGAACATGACCAGAGACAGGACTATCACGTCACGTGGATGGCACAGCTGAGAGATCGTATTGAAAAGTTAGAAAAGCTACAAGCTGCAAGCACCAAGCACCAAGCTTGACGGCTAGCTTAGAGATGATAGAGTACATTACAAGAAAGAAATATGAGTAGACAATTAGAAAGTTATGGAATTAATATATTAAAGCTTCATGCAGAATGGCTTCAGGACAACGGCTACAAGCCACAAGCTTCAAGCTGCAAGCGGCAGATTAGAATGATTCTAAATAACAAAAAGAAAAAAGCAGCAAGCTTGACAAGCAGCAAGCGTCAAGCTACAATAGGATTATAAAGGAGAAATAAAATGACAGCAAAAAGAAAAAGCGAAACATGCGAAGAACAACTTCGCAGAATGTGCAGATCCATTGGAATGAGCATCACGAACCCTGGAGAAGTGTTCGACGAAGAAACAGGAGAGAAGCGCCAGGAAACAGCGAGCGACTGGGTGAAAGACGTATACGATATGCGTTACATCGTGGACCATCAGAAGCGTTACCTGGGCTGTGAGCTTATGGTGGCAGGTGGCGGGCCCACGATCTGGGTCAACACTTGGACGAAAGAAGTCGAAGGTTACTGGGGTGGGGACCGTGTTACGTGGTTCTTTCAGGATAACCTTGGCCTTGATGACTACTGTGAAGAAATGTATAATAGCTTCTAATGACCTTTTACCATCCAAAACATTATGCGGCCCTCCGGGCTGAGAGAAGGAAGCACCAGGCTACAAGCCTCAAGCAGCAAGCTCCAAGCACCACTAAACCAGAACCTAGTTCAGGTTCTGAAATCTCAAGCTACAAGCATCAAGCTCCAAGCTACAAGCGTCAAGCTTAGGCTTCAAGCCACAAGCGACAAGCTCATCTATCCTTGATCCAGGGATCAAGAAGTATTGAACAAGTTTCGAGGACCTTTGACAAAGGGCCTCGACTAAGATGAAAGTATTATTCGGATGTGTCTTATGGAACGCAATTTGGTGTGGTGAAAATCTAACTTTATTCCCTTTGGTGCACTTTAATTCTACTGTGAAAAAGGTGCCAGAATTATTATAGCCCAATAGATCAGGAGTCCCAAGAGAGCTAAGGTTTTCAATTCTAATCCACGAAATATCTTTGCAAGATTTACGTAATTTTTTATATAATTTAGCTTCCGGGCCCATACGGATTTTGAGGGAACGTCGTCGTCCATCTAATAATCTTTTTGCAGTTTCTCAGGTAATATTATACTTGATGGTTTTTGAGTTTTAATAACTAATCTATGTGCTGTGTGACCTGTATGTCCTACGATCGGAATAGAATTTTCATGCACTTCCATACGTCTGACTCCCGCAAGTTTGCCATTAACTTCTACAAACACCTGCGCATTCTTAATTGCATCTGATCCCTCAGTAAATTGAGATAAGAATTGTTGAAGGTCTTGTACTCTCATAGTCCTGCTTTTTTCAACATCTCTTGATAGTCTCTAACCTTCTCCACTAGATACTTATTATCCCTTTGTAAGTTTCTCATCTCTGGAGAATTATTTCCAATTGCTTTTAAGTTAGCCATTTCAACTTCAACTTCTGTAATTTGTTTTCTTAGTTTTCCGTTCAATTCTTGATGTGAAGAATCTATAGTTCTAAGGTTATTATTCTCTTCTGACAATCTGTCAATCTCTTTTTTTAAACCTATAACTTGTGCTGACATTTCTTCTATAATTTTTTTATTGCCATCTAATTGATTCTTAGTTCTGACCCAGTCAGACTCTCTCATTTTATAAGCCCAAATTTCTCGTTTGTGTTGGTCAACAAGTAAGCTTAAATCTAGCTCTCCTCTAT